AATTAGTGAAATAAAAAATTCCTGGTTAGGACCTTCTGACGTAAATAAAGTGCGTTTAGCACAGTATTATGATAATGTAATTAATACTCACATCGTAATGTTAGATGGTGAGATTGTTATGAAAGAGAGAGGTAACCCCTCTGGAACCATCACCACAACTGTTGATAATACACTTTATCACATGTTTTTGGTTGAGTATATTTCTTACTGCATATATGGTAGTAGTGCTAAAAAGAATTTTTTCTTTGGTGTTTATTCGGATGATGGTATTTTTGCCAGCAACGATGAATACTTCCAAAAAAAATATGCGGAAGAAATGGATAAAATTGGTTTGATAACCGAATATGATATAAGTATGGATGAGGCTAAAGTTCAGTTTTTAGGTCACAGATCTGTGGTCAAAAATAAAAAGTTTTTTCCAGTTTTAGGAACTGAAAAACTTTTATATAGTATGGCTTATAAAATAACTGAATCCTCAAGTCCAGTGATGCTCTTGGCTAAAAGTATTGGATTATACATAGAAGGGTATTTCAATGAAGAATTTAAACCTCTCATTGAAAAATATATTAAAAATTTAATATATAAGAACGAGTATGTGTTTAAATATAATTCCCAGTGGAATGGGCTATGCAATCTTTTTAAGAATAAAGATTACATAGAGTCTCTATATGATGAGAAAGAGTGATTAAAACTCTAACACGTGATAGACGTTAAAATTACTTGGGTTGTGTGTTAACGTCATCCCATTTTAAAATGAACGACGAAATAAAGTCAAACAACCAAGAAGGATCTTCGGCAAAGATTCTTGTTGGAAAAAATGGAAAATTTTGGAGCGCAGATCCAGAGAAAAAGAAACGCGTTCCAAGGAGACGAACCTTTAAAGTTAGATATGGAAATAAGCCTCCAATTCGTAGGTGGTCTAACAAATCTTCAATTCAAGGGGCTGTCCGTAGAGCAGTTTCAAGAATTTTTCGAAGGAAAAACAATAAAAGGGTTAGTAAACGTAATTATACACCCACCAACCCCAGTGAACGAAAGGGAAGAAGAGGAAGTAACTTTGATATCCTGAGTGCAGGTGGTATTATAGCTATTTTCTCGATCTTATTGACAGTTGGTTTAGGTGTTGTTCTTGGTTTGATATTAATTGGTAATGTAGGGACTGTTAAGAGTGTGCCAATTTCTATCTCTAAGATAACAAACCTAGCAGCAGGTTCTTCATCTGTGGATTATTTAATGACAAATGTTGAACATCTAGCTCTAGGAGCATCATACACTTATGAATTCATGGCAGAGAACGGTTCTTTATCTGATGGATTCAGAATATTTATATCTGATGCTTATTATGTTCTTGAAGAGGCCCCATTGGCAGTGTGTGGGGACCCTGTGTTTACTTTAGAAACAAAGTGCTCGTGTGCAAAACCTGCTTTAGTTGGAGTTCAATATGACGAAATTTCTTTGGAGAAAAGTTGTGTCAATTATTTTGAAGTGGAAGGTTTTTCCAGAAATGGTTTATGTTTATTAGACCTTTTACCCGCTTATCCAACTAAGTATTTAGTTCGAGCATGTGCGCATAATAACCCTTTGTATGAGGTTTCATCTGTTACTGGTTTTAAGAAGTTTGTTAATATCATTATTTTTGATCTCAATAGTAATTCTACTGTTTTGGGCTATGAATATTGGGATATGACTTCTACAATCAGTTTTAAGATTAAAGGTTTCTTGTTAACGATGGTGGAATCAACAGGAGTTAAAAGCTATGAATATTTGATTGGTTACACATTAGCAAGAAACCAAACTCATACAAAAATGAGCAGAAATAAAGTTTACTTAGGAGAGATTGGGTTATGCCAATCCGCGACAGCGTACCCAGAAGAAGACGGCAAAATCTCCGATTCAATTATAAAGTTGGACATATTCGAAAATGCTACAAATGCAGGCCTCTATTCTAAAGAGTGCACATCCTTTTTAAGATACTCTTTGCCTAGTGTATCGAGATATTTTGATGTAATGGATGATGTGAAGTATGTCCTCGGTTCAAGTGTTCAGATCGTTAATTTCATGAATGGTCAACCAGAGGCGTATGTTTCGCCTTGGAAATCTAAGTTTTGTCTTAGGATTCCACCAACAACTGGTATTGATTACGCTTTCTTTTCTAAAGAAGGTGATTATATGTTTTATAATGAAGGTCTGTATGATATAACCAAACACCCCTCTGGTCTTAGGCTTGATTTTATCACCAAGACTAGTTCGTTGATTTATTGGTTTCCCGATCATGTTATTATAGACGGAGTAGAATTAACTAAATTTATTGCTTATGATTGTCAGAACAGAACTGTTTTAGTTCATGTCACTAGAGACACCGTTTTGATCACGCCATTAGAGATTGACAATTATATTAGAATCCCCGTCGGTGCAACTGAAAAGTTCACCATTAGCATGAAAGGTACAAAATTATTAAAAGATGCTGGTAGTTCTTGTGTCATAGAAGATGTAATTATAAAAGATTTTTATGATTATTATACTGTGAGACCTGTAGGAGATTGTGCTCAATATTACTTGACTACAGACACCGCATCATTTCCAGGAGGTATACTATACCCATATGATAATAAATTTAATCATGTGAATAATGTAGGTAATGTGAATGTAACCTTCACAATGTGTTCTAATTACCAATGCATCCATAAGAGTTTTTTGTTTGTTACTGGTGGTCTAGATTTGAATAGATTCGTTTTTAAAACCATCCTTAACACAATGACTTTTATTGGCATTAAAAATAAAGTAGTGACATCTGATTTAAGTATGTGGCAGACCTGGGCCAATTATTTGAACAATTATTTAGTCCTACTTTTAAATAGATTAGCGGCGTTTGTAGCTTTGTATTTTACCGCCGCTTGCGTTATCTATCTGGTTGCAATGGTGTTCTATTGGCTAGTCCATAGACTCATTATTGATAGGTACGCACCACGAGACATTTGGAGTTTCTTTATATTTGGATTTTTAGATTTGATATTATTGTATCCACTTGTCCGTGTCTTTTTTGATTTTGTAACCGGATGTTGTTACACAAAAAAGAAAATTAAAAAAAGATAAATAATTATAGATTTATTTATCAAATGTTTATCGGGTAATCCCCGCTAGAATTCTAAGCCAATGGACGTTGTCCAAGACTTATTATATTTATAATATAATAAGTTATACGGTTATATCCCGTTGGACACGAGTTGGTCTATGGAATTCTAAGCAACGTATAAGATATATTACGATTTTTTGCATTGCAATTTGTGCAAAATCTTATGGTGAAAGAATGTTTCTATATCATATCTTAGGTACTGCCAATACCGACGAATATGACGAAATGTCTTAAACCGGGAAACACACCTTCTATTAGTTTCAATCATG